TGGGCCGCTGACTACCTCATGACGCAGGGTAAGGTTAAGCGCGTGTTGATTGTGTGCCCCGTGTCGATCATGGAGACTGCGTGGCGCTCTGACCTGTTCAAGACCGTGATGCACCGCACAGTAGCAATTGCGCAGGGCACAAAGACTCAGAGGCAGGCAGTCGTGGCGGGAAAATACGAGTTCGTCATCATCAACTTCGACGGCGTAAAGGTTGTCACCAACGAGTTAATCAACGGCGGGTTCGACCTCATCATCGTGGACGAGGCCAATGCCATCAAGACCGTGCAGACCGAACGCTGGAAGTGCGTGGCCGCGCTCATAAAGCCCAGTACCCGCCTGTGGATGATGACGGGCACACCTGCATCGCAGTCACCGCTCGATGCGTATGGCTTGGCCAAGCTGGTGAACCCTGACGCTGTGCCTAAGTTCTTCGGCGCGTTCCGCGACCGCGTAATGATTAAGCTCTCGCAGTACCGATGGGCCCCGCGCGCCGACGCACAGACTATCGTGCATCAGGTTTTGCAACCAGCCATTCGATTCACCAAAGCCGAGTGTCTTGACCTGCCGGACATGCTGTACTCCACACGCGAGGTGCCACTCACGCCACAGCAGACCAAGTACTATGACGCAATCCGCAAGCAAATGGCGGTCATCGCAGCAGGCGCAGAAGTCACGGCCGTCAACGCAGCGTCCATGCTCAACAAGCTTCTGCAAATCTCGCAGGGTGCTGTGTACACGGACGACAGAGACGTAGTGGAATTCGACGTGGACAATCGCGTGAATGAACTGCTGGATGTGATCGCTGGCACCAACGAAAAGGTGTTGGTGTTTGTACCGTACCGGCACACGCTGGAGATGCTGAACGAGCGCATTATCAAGGCAGGTTACACCACGGCTACCATCCACGGCGGCGTGGCCGCTAACAAGCGGGCCGAGATTATCAAGGAGTTCCAAACCGAGGATGACCCGCGTGTTCTGGTCATGGTCCCGCAAGCAACTGCACACGGGATTACCCTTACTCGCGCCAACCAAGTTGTCTGGTGGGGCCCAGTAAGCTCCACTGAAATCTACATCCAAGCCAATGCCCGGGCACACCGCGCAGGGCAGAAAAACTGCGTTACAGTCACCCACCTGCAAGGCAGCCCAGTGGAGCGGCGCGTGTACAGCATGCTCCAGAACAAGGTCGATCTACACCAAGCCCTAGTTGATTTGTACAAACAAGTGCTTGACGACAAGATTTGACAGTGTATAATTTAATTTCGTTCAACATAAATCAAAGAGAATTCCCCATGGATGCAAACACACTGGTAAAGGTCTACGTCAAAATTCGTGACGCCAAGGCTGCAAAAACAAAAGAGATGGAAGCAGAGATCGCCGCACTCGACGAGCAAATGCAAACCATTGAAACAGAGCTGCTGGAGCTGTGCAAGACCACAGGTCAAGACGGCGGCAAAACACAATTCGGATCGTTCCGTCGATCCGTTAAGACTCGGTACTGGACTTCCGATTGGGACAGCATGTACCGTTTCATCAAAGAGCACGATGCACCAGAGCTTCTGGAGCGTCGCGTAAGTCAGACAACCTTCAAGGAATTCTTGCAGGCCAACCCTGACAAATTGCCCGAGGGCATGAACGTAGACTCGCGCTACGCCATCACTGTTACCCGAGCACGTTAAATCAACCAAGGAAATCAACATGAGCAATATGACACTTTTCAAATCCGGTTCCGTTATCCCCGACTACTTGCGTGAGGTATCTGACGCAACCACCAAAGACATCGCGGGCTCGTCCGGCGGTAAGCAAATCTCCATCAAGGGCGGCGTATGGCGCATGGTGGTTGGTGGCGAAGAAGTCGCAAAGAACGAAGAGCGTGCCATGAACATCGTGGTGATCTCGGCCGGTAAGGGTGTGTCTCGTACGTTCTACGCGGACAAGTACGAAGAAGGTAAGGACATCAAGCCAGCATGCTGGTCCGCCGAAGGCGTGGTGCCCAACGAAGAAGTGCCAAACCCACAAGGCAAGACCTGCGCTACCTGCCCTCAGAACATCGAAGGCTCTGGTGATGGCAAGTCCCGCGCATGCCGTTACAGCAAGCGTCTGGCCGTGGCTTTGGAGAACGACATCTCCGGCAACATCTACCGCCTGTCGGTGCCCGCCAAGTCGTATTTTGGTAAGGCCGACGGCGACAAGATGCCTCTGCAAGCCTACGGCAAGTTCTTGTCTGGCCACGGTATCCCAATCACCGGCGTTGTGACCGAAGCCCGCTTCGACACTGCCGAGGCTGTGCCTGTCCTGAAGTTCCGCGCCGTGCGCCCTCTGGAGCGCTCCGAGTGGGAGGAAGCCAAGGCCCAGAGCCAGACCGAAGACGCCGCGCAAGCTGTCGAGTTCAAGATGGTGCCAAGCAAGACGGACAACAAGCAGGCCGCACTGCCCGCAGCTTTCAAGGACGCAGAGATTCCCGCCAAGGAAGCAGCTGTGCCCAAGCTGGAAGCCGAGGAAGTGGCCGAGCCAGTCAAGCGCGCCGCCAAACCCAAAGCTGAAACTACACCTACCTCCGCAAAAGCTGTGAACGACGTTCTGGCTGCATGGGCTACAGACGACGATGAGTAACAGACTCCGAGGGTACGACTCCCTCTTCATCCGCAAGGTGGAAGAAGCCGACCAGAAGCCAGTTGTTTTGCAACTGGCCGATGTGTGCATCGAGAGAAACGTCCCCGTCACGGAAGTGGCTGAGCTGTTCGGTGTGACTCGTGCGACTGTCTACAACTGGATGACGGGTAAGACGACACCAACCCCTCGGTATCTGGCTCTGATTCCAAAGATCACCGCGCGCTTGTCCAAGCGTAAGTGATCGCGCCCAGTGGGGCGGCAGGTTGTCCTGCCGCCCCTTTTTTATTCCAGTTACCCGCGAGGTTTTGTGACTGACTTTCTCGACTCCGTTCTGCCCGCACAGGGCACGTACTGCACGGTGGGGATCAGGTCCGGTGTAGTCAAGCAATCGTTCCAAGCCACGATTGCTGACGTTGATGCTATTGGAAGTGGGCTTGATGCGACAGGTGTGGATGCGTACTTTGCGCTGGCCACATACAACGACGACTCAAGCCGCAAGGTAGACAACGCAGTGTCCCTGCGGTCGTTCTTTCTTGATCTGGATTGCGGCACGGGCAAGCCCTACGCCGACCAGCCTGCCGCTGCTCAAGCACTCTCCATCTTCACTAAAGACACCGGGCTCCCAAGCCCCACAGTGGTCAATTCAGGCGGTGGCCTGCACGTATATTGGCCTCTCACAGAAGACGTAGCTGTAGCCGACTGGCTGCCGCACGCAAAATCACTCAAGCGCTTGTGTGTTCAGCAGAACCTCCACGCAGACCCTGCGGTGACTGCGGACGCGGCGCGTATTCTGCGCATCCCCGGAACCCACAACTTCAAAGGTGGCCAGAGCCGACCCGTGCAGATCATGGCGCAAGGTCAGCCGACTGAGCTTAAATCGTTCGTTGCGCTCTTACCGCATGCTCCCACTGACCTGTCAGCGGCCAAAGCGTACGGCATGGACGCTTCGACCCGCGAGATTGCGGGTGGGGAATACCCTAAGTGTATGTTTGCCCGCGTGGTGACGCGCAGTGTCAACGGCACAGGCTGTAACCAGATCAAACACGCCTTGGTGGACGCGGCTACCTTGGAGGAGCCCTTGTGGCGCGCCGCCCTGTCGATCGCCATCCGGTGTGAAGATGGGGCAACGGCAATCCACAAACTGTCGCAGGCTCACCCCGACTACACGGTGGAGAACACCGAGGCCAAAGCCGCCGAGACCAAGGGCCCGTACACTTGCCAGTGGTACAAGGACAACCACGCTGAAGGCTGCCGGGGTTGCACCCAGATAGTCAGCAGTCCGATCTTGATCGGCAAGGTTGTGGAAGAAGCGCAGGTCACGGACGACCAGTACGTGATCGAGAAAGAGGAGGACGAGGAGTCCCCTGCCATGTCGCTGACCATACCGGCGTACCCCTTTCCATACTTCCGTGGTGCCAACGGCGGCGTGTTCCGCAGGGACCGCAACAGGGATGGCGACGACATAGAGATTGAAATTTACCCGGACGACCTGTATCTGACAGAGCGTTTCTACGACTCCGATGAGGCTGGCTCTGGTGATGGCGAGATGGTGGGTATCAACCTGCACATGCGCAAGGACGGCGTGCGCCGCTTCTACACCCCGGTCACATCGCTGTTCGCAACAGACAAACTGCGTGACGTTTTAGTGCGCAACGGCGTCATCGCTTACGGCAAAAAACTGGAGCTTCTTATGGCTTACTTCGCTTCGGCAATTCGCAAACTGCAATCTCAATACGCGGCAAACCGCACTCGCAACCAGATGGGCTGGACGGCTGACCTGCAAGGCTTCGTGCTTGGTGAAGTTGAGTACACAACCTCCGGCGTTAAGCTGGCGCCCCCTGCCAGCGGCACACGCGAGCTGGCTGCGCACTTCAAGCCCACTGGGTCACTCGACGAGTGGAAGACCATAGCCAACTTCTACGATCGCCCGGGGCTGGAGCCGCATGCGCTGGCACTGTTCTTGGGCTTCGGCTCCCCACTGCTGCGCCTCATGGAAGGCAACGCAGTCAAGGGCGCTATGGTTCACCTCAAGCACAACGGGTCAGGCTCCGGCAAGACCACGGCGCAGATGGTGGCCAACTCGATCTTCGGGCACCCCAATGACTTGCTGATGAAGAAGGAAGACTCGTACGCCTCTAAGATGCACCGCCTCGGCATGATGAACAGCTTGATCTTCACGATTGACGAGATCACCAACGAGAAAGCTGACATCCTGTCCGACATGGCCTACGGCTCTACGTCCGGCCGCGGCAAGCACCGCATGGAGTCCCAGACCAACAAGATGCGTGCAAACTATACGACGTGGTGCAACTTCACCCTGACCTCGGGCAACGCCTCGGTGACGGACGTCTTGCAACAGTTCAAGAGCACTGCCGATGGTGAGCTGCGCCGCGTGCTGGAGATTGCGGTGCCCAAGTACACCGGTGCCACCAAGCAAGAGATCGACTCGATATTTACCAAGCTGAACACCAACTTTGGCGTGGCTGGTCCTATCTACATCGAGTACGTGCTGGCGCACATGCCAGAGGTCAAATCCCTGCTGAACAAAATGCAAACGAAGATCGACGAGGCCCTACATCTGGACCAAGCCGATCGGTTTTACTCTGCAGTTTTAACCTGCGCTTTTGTGGGGGCCCTGATTTCTCAGCGCCTTGGTTTGCACGACATCACAATCAACCGCGTGTACGAGTTTGCATTGGCACTTGTGGAGCAGAATCGCACGGCAACCAAGGCCGACATTGGCGACCCAACCGTGGTGGCTCAGGAGACTTTAGCTGCGTTCGTGAACGAGAACGTCAACAACGCGCTGGTGGCCCCGATGGTCACCCCGAGCGGTATCCCCGAGCGCCCGGCCATGGCCCCAAGGAATCAACTGCGCATGCGGTACGACCCGATGACGCGGGAGCTGGCGATCGCTGTGCCCGAGTTCCGCAAGTTCTTCTCCATGCGTCAGGTGGACGTGAAGGACAGCCTGCAACGCCTGCACTCGATCAACCTCATGAAGTACGACGGCAAGTCACACCCGATACGCCTTGGTGCCGGGGCGGTGGGCAACCTGCAGGGCTTGCCTGTCCGATGCTACGTGTTTGACGGCAACGCGCTTGGCATCGATGCAGAGACGTTCGAGGAAAAGTAAGCCGGTCCCCAAGCCGGTAGCAGATGTGCGGCAGTTCACTCTTCACGGAGTGGATTACTTCATCGAGTGGAGCCGCCTGTCTGTCGGCGCTTCATTTTTCTTACCCACCACAGCCACCAAAAAGCAAGCGTTCGAGGCACTGCAGCCCTACGCCCGGCATCTGGGGATAGTGCTGCAGGCCCGGAACCGCTGCGAGTACGGACGCTACGGCGTCCGCGTGTGGAGAGTTTACTGACGGATCGCCACCTTGGCTTCGCGCAGCCAACTGGTGAGCTGGACTTCCATCTGCTTGACTTCTTTGATAGACGCCTCGCGTTCTTCCTTGGACATCTCTTCTGCGCCCAGCGGGCCGTTGAGGTACTTGCGATACGCCCGTGTGCGTTCCAACTGCTCTAGCGTCGAGTTGACCGCGGACTCCAGCATCAGCTTGTCCGCGTTCTTCTCCGCATACTCAGCGGCTTTGTCCAGATCGGTCTTCATCAGCTCGCGCAACGTGGTGTTAGCCCGGCCTACTTTCTCACGCTCGTCGTAAAACTCGGTCATGCGGCGGGTGCCCACTGGGTCGTACATGTAGTTAGCGATCAGTGCGTACTTGTGCAGTGGGCGGTCGACTCGCGTTGGGTTCAGCAAGGAGTCGGTCATGGCAACCAGCAAGCCAGCGGTTGAGCCGAAGTATCCGCTCAGCGCGTTGTCGATCAGGATGGGCGACACCTTGTCCACACCAATTACATCCTTGCTGAAATTGGCAATGGCGATGGCCAGCTCGGAAGTGTTCGACGCACGGCGCAGGCTTGGGTCCTGCTGCTTTTGATAGATGCCTTCCAGCTCGCGCCCAGTGAAGAACGAGTAGTTGGTCCATGCCTCCAGCAGAGGTTTGACGCCTTGCGGCACAGGCACTACACGGCCGACGTATTGCTCCATGATGTACGTCAAAGCGGTGCGAGTTGCTTCCCACGCCTCTTGCTCCTCTGGCGTGCCTTGGCGGCGCATGTACTCTACGATGCGCTCGGGAATTACTTTGAACAGCGCACCCAGTTCGGTAGGCACAGGCAGCTTGAACCCGCCGGGCAGTATCCAGTTGCTGTCCCGGGTGCGCAGGTCCATCTCGTTGTAGTCTTCGTCGTCATCACCCTTGCCAAGCGCGTACAGAGAGCTGAGCGTCATGGCAATAGCAGCCCGGCTGTAGAACATGCGGCGAGCTTGAGCGCGGCCCACTGAAGAGCTCGAGTCCTTGCCGGACGCTGCGCGGTACAGCACGTCCATACCTTGGATGTAGGCGTTAAAGAACGGGATGGTTGTAACCATGGCGCCCACGAAATCACTTGCGCCACGGCGGCGGAAGTTGATAAATTCACGGGCCCGGGTCTGTGCCAACAACTGGTCGCCTTGCGACTCTTTCATGGTCTGGTCGTAGATGGCCTTGCGCACAGCCAAGTCGGACGCACGGGTGATGCCGTCAAGACGGTGGATCAGGGTTTCGTATCTACCGCGCGGTTTGTATCCCAAGTCCTTGAGCACGGACGAAGCAGGCTTGCCCTGTTGGAAGTCGTACTCGCCGGTCAGCCCCAGCGCACCGAACTCACGCACCGTGGGGTGCTGGATACCGCGCAGTTCGGCCAGTGCCAGCCCGCCAAAGTTGGAGAGCGTCATGCGCAGCAGAGCGCCGGGGTTCTTCACACCCGAGGTCATGATGGCACGCTGCACGTCGTCCGTCACCTGCTTGAGCGCAAAGGGAGGCAGCACGGTCACCGCCTTGCGTAGGATATTGGACGCTTGGCCCAGAATCTGCAGCCACTTGGCTTTGGGTGGGTTCAGGTCCTTGAACGCCAGCACGTCGTACTTGGACGGCAGCTCCCAGTACATCATCTCGCCATCGACGTACATACCGACAGTGTTGGGTTTTTGCTGGGCGCTACGACCCAAGAACTTGGCGTGCCCTGCATCCTCCAGACTGCGGAGGGTTCGCACTGTGGCATCAGTCTTCATGGTCTGGCCAACCATCCAACCAAGGGTGTTCAGGTAGTTGTCAAACACGTTGCCAACGGGGCGCTGTTCAGAGCCCACCAACTCCGGCAACTTACCGACTTGGGCCAAACCTTTGTTGCTGATCTTCTTTACCTTGCTGAACGCAGCAGCAAACTTTTCATCTTCCAAACGGTCAAACGGCACATAGCCGACGG